CTGCTTCTTAGATGACGCACCGGTTTACTTGAACCGGAAGCGTCACTTGAAAGCAGGACGGTATCGTCTCAGGACACCGCCCCTCCAATCCCTTTTATACTGGTGATCACCAGTGTGAGATGGATAACCACTTACGTGTCACCTTAACACGTGAGCGCTTCATAAGTGATGCACTGCTACCCTCTTGGACATGGAGAGTGGCACGCATCAACCGTTCCCAACCACCAATCATCGAAGCATAAGGTACGCTTTTCAAAAGCATGCCTTTTCTTTCATATGTTTGAGTGTTTGGATTCCACCGCGTTCGACATCCTGCGTTTAACACAGTAAGTCGGGATGGATCGGCAAGGTAACCGATCACTGGGGAGCCTTTTGAGACATATGGCAGGTTTCGCCATACAACATCAATTAGACTCCTCCAGCTCCTTGCGGCATTACGGTAACCCTTTTCTAGCAAATTATGATAATATGCTAAATGGGATACGAGTAATGACGGGTCTTGCTTATGAAAGCTGTCGGATTTTATCCGACACGGAGTCACGTTGACGCCTGCATAGGCATCAACACCACAAGATTCCCGAAAACGTCCCGTATAACAAGATTTACTCTCGTTAAAACGGAGGTCGAATTTGGGAAAATCCTCGAACAGGTGCGCAACAGCGTCGATAGAAGTAATAATATCGTCGCCATAAACGTAAACTGATCGAAGACACTTGCGATGACTCCAGCCTGCGGTTCTAAGAGAACCGTAGGCAAGTGCGTAGTGCACTATCGACATAACTGGAAAACATAGCGCCGACCCCATTGGTGCAAATTTCTTCTTACGAAGAGATTGGCCCTGTGGCAGGTCTATGTAATCCGTCGATAGTGCGAGGAGGCGGTCCCTTAATCGGGGTACCCCATCAAACAATACATCAACCAAAGCGGTTGATATACGGTCTGAAGCCTCCTTCATATCCAAGGTTGCCCATTGTCCATTTGATGAACCTTTAAGTGCAAGCTCCCCATTCTTCGATTGGTCACGAAAATTAACGTGGCCTCTCGAGATTGGGTGTGCTTCCACATGGTCCATCAGTGAACGCCCTAGACCCTGTTGTAACCACATGAATTCAGGTGGTTCCATACAGATCACTCTAGGTCCTCTTGAGTCTTTAGGGACAAAAGAGAGCCTAGAATGAGACTCTAGGTGAACAGGTAAGGATCTGTACTTACGCACGCGATCCAGTAGATGATGACTATCGATATAATAATACCGATAGTAAGGATATACTCGATGAAGGGCCTCATATTTCCTTTGAGGCTCGTATCGGGTATAATGTTCCTCCTTCGTTGAACACTGTCCAGGTCCCGGTCTGGGAGAGATTTCTTCCGGATCGAATTCCTTGAACCAGTCTTCGATAAGCGCTTGCGCATGATATACGCAAGAAGCCTGATCGAGGGAGATAGCATCGCAGGAAGTAAGCGACGCATCAACTTCAACGAAACTTTTAATAAATTCATCTACTGTCTCCTCTGTGTAATCACGCTCGAGTTTGTAAAACATAAAACAAACCTGACGTATACCGGCAATTACGGCGGTATTTGGGTTACACAGAAGTTTCCCCTGGTTGTCGAAAACTAACGTCATCAAACCGTGGAATATCCGCGGTAAGATGCTCCCCTTCTTCCTAGGAAGAAGAGAAGTTGGAACGTATACCTCATTCAGTAAGCATGTATCAAAATGCTTACCAAATGATGGTAGTGTTTTCGTCACCAAACCTTCGCCTTCATGTTTGTATCTTTTTTCAAGATACTCTGCATCAAGGCGGAGTTGGCGTGGTGAAACAGGAGAAAAGGCTTCCATATCACTTAAGACTGCTTTTACGGTCTTAATGATATCTGGCTTTACGGTCTGCATATGCATTCCTCCAGCCATATGTTGCCAAGTTTGTTATTCTTGATACGCCTCCGAGCAAATCACAGTATAAGGTTAGTTTCCACCAACCAGAATATCTGTGAGGTTTGTCGAAGACCCGATAAAGGCGGCCATCTCGGCGCAACGAGATTTAATCTCGGCGTCAGATACCATCTTATGACGGGAAACTACCACATGGACAGAGGCAGGATATACCTGCCCTTCTGAACCAATCTCATTCCAAGAAATTTGGACGAGGTGGCGGTTCTTCGTTTCGGGGGCGTTGAGGTCGATCGTATTTTTGATCGTAAGGGCTGAAGCTTCGGAAGAAGCAGAGCCTACCTCACGGCGTACAGATGACATCCCAGATCTGGAAACCAGGTCATAGGTATTGTCACCAACGCCATCATTAAGAATAATTGTATTGGATAACATATGGGACCTCTAAGGTTATTTGGCAAAATTGCCAAGTCATAGTGTGCGCAGTAAAGCACCGCCGAGTACCAACTCGCGGTTAGACAGAGTGTCTAGCACTGGTAATGCGTAGCCCGTGTTTGGAGAGTCAGGCTGACGGTAGTAAATACTACGGCCAGTCTCCCAAATTGGATGTGTGAACTGATAATCATACCCAGGTACGTAATAGAGGAATTCTCCTCCGTTGTACGTGGGCTGATAATCCTTTGTGACTTGCAACCTTCGAGTACGTGTCACCTTAATGGTGTCACAGTAATCTTTGATTGTAAATCGCATAGCTGGATCCTTATCAAATTGCTTAAGGAAATCGGCAATTTTGATAGCCCAGTCTAAAGTGAAGGACCATGGAATAGCATTCCATATTCTCTCAGCAGTAGGCTGGTAACCCAGAGCTCTCTTATAAGCTTGCCAAATATTCGGCAAGTTATAAGTGTAATTACCTTTCAGAGTGGCGAAATATTGAGTCTTATTAGACTCAATTAAATCAACGCCTTTCTGAGTGGAAATTACAGTCGTACTCTCATCTATCATTTTCCTAAAATGATAGGACTGATTCTCTCTACCTTTAGCGATAAATTCATTGATCCGTTTGTCCATATTGAAAAATATGTCAAATAGAGCAGCGACATCATCTACTAAGGGGGCTATTCCAAAGGAATAGGTTAAGAGGACATCAGCCGGAGTCTTCCCAAGATCACGAGGGTTAATTAACGCCCTAATGGTCTTTCCTACACCCATGGCAGCTTTAAGCAGGGATCTTAGATCCGCAAGCTCGAGAATGAAGTTGAAGAGTGATAATCCGTCATTAAACTGAGGGATTAATTCACTCCACGCTTCCTTCCTCCAGCTCTGCTCAACGCTAACCAAAGGGGGTGCGAGGGGAAGTGTAGCGGTTGACTGATTAGGACCACCGTATCCGTCTAGAGCTAAGTTAAGATAATTAACATAGCAATTCAAGCTTCCTGACCAAATTCTGGTAAGGTAAGCAAGAGGGACCGCGGGGGCAAGCTCAAACCACGTACGTGTATGCATGCAATAGTTAAACTTTTGCTTGCCTACATCATAAGTGATGGTACCGTCAGAAAAGGTCATGCCACTATAATAGTAGCGTAACACATCTCCAATATGTGCGGAGATGTCTGATGGCTCCCATTGAGCACAGTAACCTCTACCAAGAATTTTTCCGTGGAGTTGTTTCAAAGTTCCACGAATATTCTTGTGATACAACGACGAAGCTGATTTTGTGATCACACTGACCTCCTGTTCAGTATACGCGTGTGGTCCCCACAATGGGG